AACCAAAATCATAAATAATAATTTTATAATCATAATTTGTTTCATTATTTGTTTCATTATTTGTTTCATTATTTGTTTCATTATTTGTTTCATTATTTGTTTCATTATTTGATTTTAGTTGTCTATAAATCTTCCAATTAGCTTGGTGTAAATCACAATGAATATACTTACCATTTATGAAAGTATCTTTAATAAATATACTAATAAATGAAATAAGAGTTTGTTTTCTATAATCGCTAATATCCAAATTTTCAAATTGTTCACCATCAACAAATTCCATTATTAAAAAGCTTTTACTTTTCAATAAAGGTTTTGGAATTTTAATAATATTATTATTACAATAAGTATTATAAAAATATTCATTATTTTTATACTCATTTTCCATATTTATTTGTTTTTTTAAATTACAAAAAAACGAATTTAAATCAAAAATCATATCATACTTATTAAAACAATTAAAGTTTGTCACCAAATATGTATATAATTTAACGAAATTAAATGGACATATTAATTGATATTCTATTTCAGGATGAACCACTTTAATAGCAACTTTAACACCAGCATTAGCATATTTTTCTTTAATCAACCCTTTATATACTTGTGCAATTGAACCAGACCTGATTAAAAAAGTAGTATCTAGTTCAAAATAATCATCAAAAGCAATACCAAACTCTTCAAAAAACAAATCTTTTGTATATTTTAATTGATGAATAGGACAATTCTCAAAACAGTATGTAAATAATTTAGATATGAAATCATTATTATATGAATTAATGAGCACTAATTCTAAATTACTATTTACCCATTGAACCAATTTAATTATAACACATCCATTTAATTTAATACTGAAATTCAATAATGATGCTAGTTTAGTATTCAAATTCAAACCATCACAAAGTTTATAATACAAATAATTTATAAATAATATATTTAAAAATATATTAAAATAAATTATATACTTAAATTTACATAATAGTACATATGATTTATTGTATAGCTTAATTATTATATTCATCTAATATTCTTTTGTGAATTTATATATATTTACTTTTAAATTTTATATATTAAATTTAATAATAAATTAAATATATTAAATAAATGAATTAAATAAATGAATTAAATAAATGAATTAAATAAATGAATTAAATACACATTAATTAATATATAATTAATGTCAAAATCAAATATTTTAGATAGTATAAGATCTAGTGTCTATAATATTGTAGAAGATGAATATAAAAACTATTTACAATCAAATAAATTATTAACACTAGAACGTGGTCTATTAATGAGTGTTTTGAGTGATTATTATACCAATAATTCAAAAACTATTAAATCAAAAATAAGAGAAAATTTGAAAGAATTATACAAAGATGAATATAATTCGGTAATGATTGAAAATGTATTATTAGATATTTTTCAAGAGCATGAGTTAAATATTATAAAAATAACTAATGAAATATTGTCAATTCAAGAAAAAAATATGCAACAATTCACAATACCAATAGTAAATAATAGCTTAAATTTAAATATATCACTAGTCGATGGCTATATAATAATAAATAGCACCAATCAAAAAAATATTGAAGGATATAATGAAGTTTATGAAACAATAAGTAACTATAAATTTTTATATTCAATAAATAATGATTTGTTACATAAATATTCTGACAATGAAAAAATTAATATTATAAAAAATAATATTGCAGCCTCAAAAACTAATATTAATATTGTATGTTATTATTTAAAGCATGAGCAAAAGCAAGAGCTAAAGCAAGAGCAAGAGCTAAAGCAAGAGCAATAAAAAAAATAAAAATTGATAAATAAATGCTTATATTATTTATATATGAAATTTTTCCATAATTATGGAAATATGCGTAACACGATTTAGCGCGTCAACATTTAATGAAAATAGAGCTTGGATTAACAATAATAATGGTTCATTGGGATGTATTTATGGAACACCTGTTAAAATTAGCGAAACAATTGATCCTGACACTCTATTATTAGTATTAGAAATGAACAATACTAAAAATTGTATAGAAGGAATAGGTATAATTAAAAATAATCTAGCAAAAGAAAATAGAAAATATTATAAAATTTATGCAGATAATAATTATAATCGGTTTATATACAAATCAAATTATAGAATTGATAGAAAAAACTTTACTAGTTATGAAAATGAAGTAATAGCATTACTAGAAGATTACTTATTCAAGTCAGCATATCACTGTAAAAGAGGACAGGGTATTCAAAAATTACCCAAAAAAGTAGTCAATAATGAGGAATTTGATTTTGTCAGATTTTTAATAAATAGTTACAAAAATAGATTTGTAACTATTAAAAATATAAAAATACTTCATTAAACTAAATATAGTTTATTTATAAATAAATAAATGTCATCTAAAAATAATTATGAAGCATTTAATACATCTATTGAAGATTACACTATTAATGAACTATATAATTTACTTGAATTAGATGAGTTAACTCGAGAACATATACTAGTAAAAGTTCACGATTTAAATTCAAATGTTTTTAACAATAATGAACCTATTAAGACCTTTTTTCTTCAAGTGCAAAATAAATTGTTAAACTATTTAAACATTTCAGATACTAATTTAGATTACTATTTACATAATAATGCTAATAGTAATATTGAACTAAACATTAAAGAAGAGTTTGCTAATACAGAAGAAAAAGAAGAAGAAAACAAATACGAAGACGAAGATGAAGACGAAGACGAAGATGAAGATGAAGATTTTATAGAAACATTCGTAAACTATTCAAATTCAAATTCAAATTCAAATTCAAATTCAAATTCAAATTCAAATTCAAATTCAAATTCAAATTCAAATTCAAATTCAAATTCAAATTCAAATTCAAATACAAATTCAAATACAAATTCAAATACAAATTCAAATACAAAAACAAATTCAAAAACAAATTCAAATACTAATTTAAACACTAATCCAATAATAAATCCAATAATAAATCACGATGTAATAGAGACGTATTACATATATAAAAATTTATACTTTAATACAACTTATAGAATCAATAAATTTATTGCTAATGCAATGCCTACAGATTGCAAAATTATGTTAAATAATACAATAAATAATGTGGTTCAATGCAAATTAACTTCATTAAATATAAGAAAACCTTTTTTAATCCATACTACAAAATCCAATAATACTTTTATAGTAAAAAAATATAATAGCACAAATACAGCAGATTTCTCATTTGTAATAGTAATAGAAAACGGATATTATGAGGACACTACAGAAATCGAGCATTTTTTAAATAATAAATTTAAAAATACTATAATCACTATTTCAGGAGAAATAGTAGAATATACATACAATAGCATAACACTACCTGACAATATAAAAGATAATAGCAACACAAGCTTTATCAATGCACTTAATTTTTCAATTAACAAAAATACTAAAATCTGCACATTTGATCTGAGCAAAAATTATATTAACGACAATAGCATAAATAACATATTTAAATATTATGAAATTGATTTTTTAACAAATTATATTCCACCCTATTCAATAGCTACTATTTTAGGTTTTAATAATGCTACTTATAATACAGCAAATAGTATAAATAGAATTCATAAAATAACAGCTCCTAAAACATATAATACACTAAGCAGTCCAATATATTTTTGCTTTGATGAAAATCAAAGCGCAATTGTTGAAACACATCAGCTATTTTTAAATAATAATCTCTCAAGTGATAAAATACTAGCAAAAATAAATACATATAAAAAGACAATAGAAACAAACAATTATATATATGAAACTTTAGACAATAATGCTAATAAAAACAATGTTAGGCAATATAGCGGCCCAATAAATATGTCGAGCTTCACTATTAAAATTATAGATAATTATGGGCTATTAGTTCAGTCTATACAAGAAGAATTTACATTTGACTTAGAACTTGTTATACAAGCAACTAAGCTTGTAAACAAATAAACGATTTACTGTATTACTGTATACTATTTTTTAAACCAATATATATTGTTAAGTCATCCTGTAATTCATTATATGGACAAAATAAACCCAACTCATTTATATTAGAGCCATAATTAGCTGCGTCAGTACTATAATAACTAGCAGGATTAGAAGGACTATTAAAGGTCCATCTTCCAGAATCTTGATACGGCCGCTTAATATTGAAATATCTTTTAAAAGATTGTGTAACACTATTTACTGTTGCGTGTCCAAACATAACAGCATTACTATTATCAATCTGAAAAATATTATTAACAATAGTTTGTGTAAATAAATTACTATCCATTAACATAGATTTTAAAGGCAAATAGTTAACATTTGTATTATTAAGACCAATAGGTGTAGTCAAAATATTATAACTAACATCATTGAATTTATACGCAGCTTGTATAGTGGGATGCTTATATATTTTAAAAACAATCCATTTATAACCTTCATTTAATTGATTGCTAGAACCATCTAAATTATATGATATATTTCCATAACTATTATATGAAATATCCAAATAATTGCTATAGTTATAGCTAGTGCTATTTGGATATGATGAAAAAACATTGCTAAAAGAGGAGTTTATATATAGTAGAGTAGAAGGCATTATATTGCTACTGTGATTAGTATATGGAATAATTGAAATTTCACTTAATCCTTGACCAAGTTTATGAATATTGCTAATTTCATAAACATCCACTTTAGTCAAGTCTAATTTGCTATAAGCAATAACATTATTAGATGTTATGAAACTATTATAGTCACAATAATGATTCGTTATTAATGGATTATTTATAGTATATCCAGTAACATTATTTAAATTATATATTTTTTCTATTAAGTTAAAACTAAAATTGGCGTTTGTTTTTTCATAATACGCAATAGTGTAAGATAAATCATTATATATATATATACCGTTTGCACAAATATCTGCTTGTGCTAATATAATATTCTCACTTCTTAAGCTAATATTATTAGTAGTACTATAATTAGCAATAATCCTATTTCCTACAATATATTTATATATTGAATTAATATTTGAATAAGTTCTATTCAAAATCAACTTAAAATATTTTACGCTAGCAACACCCATATTATATACCACGTCACTCACATTTATAATGCTTATTGAATTATTAAGAATAGGATCACCTAGTAAATGATCTATATATATATTATGTATAACATTACTTTCTAACGCTTTATTAACAATAGCATTACGACTATAATTTAAATTTAAAATATACGGATTAGAAGACGGATCCCCAAAATATGTTACAATATTATTATAGGTTATTATATCTCTCAATAATAAATAACCTTTCAGTCTAAATCCTTTATTAACATATGAAGTTTCGTTCTCGTAAATGTCCTGAATATTAATATTATTATTATTATTCATAATAATTGTATTATTAACATTATTATTAAAGTTATTAATACTATAATTATAGTTACTAGCATTAGCATTAGCATTAGCAACATCAAAACCACCATAATTTATAACCTGTTTAATAATACTGTTTATGCTTATAGTTATTGAAACTAAATTTAAACAATTGTCAACAAATTTTCCATAACCATAATGATTTTGCGCCAAATGTTGCGTAGCAAAATATGGATGTGTTATTTGAAATTGTTGACTTGAACTATTATTAAATAATAGATTGTGCTGATTATTAGCAATATTAAAATATAAAGACGACGAAGTATCTAGAGAAATATAATTATTGCTTATATGTTTATAACATTCGGGTTTAATTGACATATCAAGGGTCGAACCAATAAAATTATTATTAGGTATTAATGTGTAATTAGAACCACTTATGCTGCTATAATCCGAATAATTATTTGAATAATTATTCCTGACTTGAATTCTATGGCTATAATTTGAGCCACTCATTAAATTAGCCAATGAAATATCAAAATTCATATTTGAATAAATAGAAGTTGAAAAAATAGCGCTGCTAACTACATTATTTATCAAATAAGAGCGATTAATTAAATTGCTTGCTAAGCTATTATTTAACATATAATTAATATTATAATTAGTTATAACAGCATTAGCACATGTGTCTTGCATAATAGTGCTAGTATTGTAATATGTTAATATTATGCTATTATTAATAGAGGCAGTCGGATTATATTCAGTTAAAGAGCTTATAAATAATGGAGCTGATGGTGGATAAACATATGTGAAAATAAGATTACTAAAAACTAAAGCACGTGTTTCAACATTAGGAAAATTACTACCATAATTCTCACCATAAACCCGTATTGAAAATGGTAAATTTTTACTAATAATATTATGAATTATTTTATTATATGTATTTAGCGAATTTGAATTGTAATTTATACGCTCTAAAATATAATGCTTATAGTCATATGTATTATAATCACCGCTAATATTTAGTTCCGCAAGTCTAATCCAAGCATTATTATGTATAGGATCTATATCTACATTCCCCATAATATCTAAATAAATTTTATTTATATACGGCAAATTTTGCTTATTATCAGGAATATTAGATAATTTGACAATAGCCTCACTATCATTTTCTTGTTTGGCCATAATTTGATCATAATTCCATCTTAATGTTAGCGAATAAGCACCAATACTTATATCATTTTTAGAAAACTTATACGGTTGCTGTGTTATTATTTCATAAAACGATTGACCCACTTTATTAATATCTAATAACGCTGCTGGTTGACTAGGTTGTGTATTTACATATGTATTTATTACTATGTTACTACTATTATTTCTATAACCTATCATAATATATTATAGTTCTATATTAAATTTTTCAATATATTCATTTTTCAATATATTCATTTTTCAATATATTCATTTTTCACTCCTATAAATCATATAAGATTTCACATTCTATTTCAATAGATAAATCGCCATTATTTACATCTAATATTCTACCATATTCATCATAGACTTTTATGTGGAGTTTATTAATATTTGTTGGACCAAAATATATTCTTTTTGGATACAATATTGTCTTCATTCCGTCCTCTTTTGAATTAGTCATTTTACATAATATATTGTTATCTGTTAGCGATTGATATTTAAATGCCGAAACAAATGCATTATTATGATTGTTTTGATAATCATTTAGTGAAAGCAAATAATATTTATTACTCGCACCACCATCATAACAATTCTCTGCTTCGTAACTATTAGAGCCTTCATATTTTATAGTTGTTTGTTTTCCATTATTAATCATTCTATTATTTCTAAAACCCATTATCCAGCCTAAAGTCAATTGATTTTTATCAACATTTGTTGCTAAATTATAACGCATAGCAGTATTTTCAATATAATCAAAATTTAAACTAAACACCTTGACACTTGTAAAAATAAACTTAGCGTTTAACGAATTATAAGCGAGAGAAATGTCACTTGGTAAATTCCTATTTATTTCTTGAACCAATGAGTTTTCATCATAACCACCATCCATTATTTCTATTAGGCTAGAGTCTACATAAAATGAATTTGAGCCCATTTTTTTTGATATAGAATAAATAGTATATGGAAGTTGGTAATTTACAACTTGTAGCGAGAGAACTTTCTTAAAAGCAGTCGGGAGATTTATTACAAAATCGGTAGAACTTGAGCTTTCATAATTGTCTCTAAATCGTGTGTCAATATTTAAAAGCTTTTTAAATGTTTTTATAGTTAAGGGATTTATAATACCGCTTTTAACATTTACCGGATAATATTCCTCTTTCTTAGCTTCATTGTGTTTAATTATATTATGCTCATCTTGAACAATTAGTGTGTTTTTCTGTTTTTTTTCTACTAGTTTATTGAGTTGAATAAAGCATTGATAAAAAAAATCCACAAGTTGTGCCTTGTTTTCGCTAATCTCACTAGTTTCGTTAACGTCAATGCTTCGTAGCTTAGCTATTTTAACTTGTAATTTAGAATACAAAAAATCTTGAGTTAAATCAGATTTATCGAGAGATGCATTATCAATATTTAATATATTAAATATTTCATCAATGCTATAATTTTCAATATTTAAATCCATTATATATCAAAAAATATATAATATTTTATGTTCAAAACGAAAACAAAAAACAAATATAATTCTTTAAATTACAAATAAGATAATAAATAAGATAATAAATAAGATAATAAATAAGATAATAAATAAGATAATAAATAAGATAATAAATAAGATAATAAATAAGATAATAAATAAGATAATAAATAAGATAATAAATAAGATAATAAATAAG